GATGGTAGCATTTCTTTTTCTAGTTCTAATGGAAATGCTCTCCAGTTACCTTGTGGACGTTGTGTTGGTTGTAGATTAGAACGGTCTCGTCAATGGGCTGTTCGTATAATGCATGAATCTAAGTCTCATGATGCTAATTCTTTTTTGACCCTCACTTATGATGAGGATCATGTTCCTAATGATTTTTCTTTAAACTACCGTCATTTTCAATTATTCTTTAAGAAGTTACGTAAGCGTTTGAATAAGCCTTTACGTTTTTATATGTGTGGTGAGTATGGTGAAGATTTTTCACGTCCTCATTATCACGTTTGTTTGTTTGGCGAGGATTTTCGAGATGATAGAAAAATACATAGTTCTTCTGGTAGTGGCTTTTATAACTATACTAGTGACATTCTTACTGATGTTTGGGGGATGGGCTTTGCTACGATTGGTGATTTAACTTTTGAGAGTGCTGCTTATACTGCTAGATATGTAATGAAGAAGATTACTGGTGATCAAGCTGATGATCACTATAAGGTAGTTGATTCTGATACTGGTGAGATTTATTGGCGTGTTCCTGAGTTTGCTCATATGTCTTTAAAGCCCGGTATTGGTGCCAATTGGTTGGCTAAGTATCATACGGATGTTTATCCACATGATCGTGTTATTGTTAATGGTCGTGCGTGTAAGCCTCCTCGTTATTATGATAAGCGGTTCGATAAGTTGTATAACAACTCTATTTCTTTTGAGTTGGATGATGTTAAGTTTAAGCGTTTAGAGGAAGCATTGAAGCATATTGATGATAATTCCCCTGAGCGCCTTAAAGCGCGTGAGCAAGTTGCTATTGCTCGTCTTTCTTATAAACTACGGAGTATAAAATGAGTAATTTTCGTAATAAGTCGGTCGATGTTCATCAGTTTTCGATGATACCTAAGGCTGAGATTCCCCGTTCTGCTTTTGACCGTCAATGGGTTCATAAGACGGCTTTTGATTCTGGTTATTTAATTCCTATTTATTGTGATGAGGTTTTGCCGGGTGACACTTTCAATATGAATGTGACTATGTTTGGTCGTTTGTCTACCCCTATTTTTCCTACTCTTGATAATTTGCATTTAGATAGTTTTTTCTTTTTTGTGCCTAATCGGTTAGTTTGGTCTAATTGGCAGAAGTTTATGGGTCAACAGACTAATCCCGGTGATTCTATTTCTTATTCTGTTCCTCAGATTGTTTCTAAGGCTGGAGGCTATGATGTTAGCTCTATTTTTGATTATTACGGTCTTCCTACTGCTGGCCAGATGTCCGGATCAAATACTATTTCTCACAATGCTCTCTTTTTGCGTGCTTATAACCTTATTTATAATGAGTGGTTTCGTGATGAGAACCTTCAGAATTCTTTAACTGTTAATACTGGTGATGGTCCTGATTTATATACCGACTATGCTCTTGTTCGTCGTGGTAAACGTAAGGATTACTTTACTTCGGCGCTTCCGTGGCCTCAGAAGGGTACGGCTGTTAATTTGCCTTTAGGTAGTTCTGCTCCTATTAAATTTAATGGTGTTTCTGGTAACTATGTTAACGTTGTTGATTCTACTAATGTTTCTCGTACTTTAGGTACTTCTGTATCTGGTGGTGGTGTTTATGCAATGGGTACTCCTGCTACTCCTAATGCTACTTTGTATGCTGATTTATCTCAGGCTACGTCTGCTACTGTTAATCAGTTGCGTCAGTCTTTTCAAATTCAGAAGTTATTAGAGCGTGATGCTCGTGGTGGTACTCGTTATACGGAGATTATTTATGCTCATTTCGGTGTTAAATCTCCTGATGCGCGTTTGCAACGTCCTGAGTATCTTGGTGGTGGTTCTACCCCTATTAGTATTAATCCTATTGCTCAGACTTCTGCTTCTAATATCACCGGTGGTTCTACTGCTCTTGGTAATCTTGCTGCTATGGGTACTGTTTTAGCGCGTGGTCATAACTTTAAAGGTTCATTTACTGAACACGGTATGATTATTGGTTTAGTTAACGTTCGTGCTGATTTGTCTTATCAACAAGGTATGCACAAGATGTGGTCTCGTTCTACTAGATATGATTATTATTTCCCTGTTTTTGCTGCTCTTGGTGAGCAAGCTGTTCTGAATAAGGAAATTTATGCTACTGGTACTTCTACTGATAATGATGTTTTTGGTTATCAAGAACGTTGGGCTGAGTATCGTTATTATCCTAGTCAGATTACTGGTTTGATGCGTTCAACAGCTTCTGGTACTTTAGATCCTTGGCATTATTCACAAAAATTTGCTTCTTTACCTACATTGAATTCTACTTTTATTCAGGAAACTCCTCCTTTAGATCGTACTTTGGCTGTTGGTTCTGCTGCTAATGGTAAACAGATTATTTTTGATGCTTTCTTTAGTAATCGTGTTGTTCGTCCAATGCCTATGTACTCTGTACCTGGTTTGATTGACCATTTCTAGGAGTTTATTATGGGTTTATTTGATGCTATTGGAAGTGTTGTTGGTGGTATTACTGGCGGTAATATCCTATCTGCTGGTGCTAGTATATTTTCTGGCTTGATGGGTGCTGAATCTGCTGCTGATACTAATGCTGCTTCTTTAAATGCTCAGAAGGAACTTCGTGATACTCAATATCAAGCTGCTGTTAAGGATATGCAAGCTGCGGGTTTAAATCCAATGCTTGCTACAAAGCTGGGAGGCAATATGGCTTCTTCTGTCCCCCAGCTTACTCCCCCTGCTAGTGCTGGTATTCAGTCTGCTTTGAATTCTGCTCAAGTTGTTAAGACTTATGCGGATGCTAAGGCTTCTGAAGCTACTGCTGCTAATCAGAAGGCTAATGCTGATGTTACTGAGGCTCTTGGTGCTATTAAAGTGCAATCTGAGATTGATAATTTACGTTCTAGTTCTCAGTCTTCTCTTTCTCAAGCTGATGTTAATCGTAAGAGTTTAGATTTGATGAATTACCAGATGGATAAGATTTTTTCTGAAACTTCTTTGAATATGCAACAGCAAGATTTTGTTCGTAAGCAAGCTGCTAATGCTGTTTTGACTGGTGAGCAGATTAAGGCTAATACTGGTAATACTGTTGTTGATACTGCTCTTAAGAAGGCGCAAGCCGCTCTGTATGATGTTAATACTCAGTTAGGTAAGCAAGAGATTAATTTTAATGTTTTAGATTTACCTCGTCGTACTAAGGAGTCTTCTATGCACGAAAGTGCTTATGGTTCTTTTGTACCTTATTTTAATTCTGCTGGTAAGGCTGTTGATACTTTGTCTAAGGGTATTCAGTTGTTGCCTAAATAGGAGTTTTTATGAAAGTTACTAATGTTGTTTTTCGTACTGGTACTAATTATGATGTGGACGCTGTTTCTGCTGAGTCCGCTCTTGTCTGTTTGGATGAATCTTTAGCTGTTCAATCTGAACGTGATGAATCTGATATTAATACTATTGTTAAGCGTTTTGGTTTAGGTGTTCCTCTTCCAGAGGGTGTTCGTATGCCTCAGTATGGTGATTTTACTGGTGTTACTGACTATCAGTCTGCTCTTAATCTTGTCATGCAAGCTGATGATAATTTTATGCAGTTTCCTGCTGATGTTCGCGCTCGTTTTGAGAACAATCCAGCTAATATGATCGCTTTTTTAGAGAATGATTCTAATCGTGATGAAGCTGCTAAGCTTGGTTTGATTGTAAGCCCAAGTCCGGCTGTGAAGACTGCTTCAGCAGTCGAGACAACGGACGCGGGAGAGTAGCACATTTATTTCTCTTGTTATTAAATGTGCTAGGTGACACTTTTCTGTGTTACCGATAGACCCTCAGATTTATTCTGGGGGTTTTTTTTAATAATATTATTTGTTATTTATTTTATTTATGTTATTATTATTTCGCAGTTTGATTTTATTTATTTAGGAGTTTTACTATGTCTCAATTTACTGATGAGGAGTATTCGCTACTATTTAATGGTCTGCTGCGTTTTGAAGATACCTTGAAGCGTTCTATTAATAAGAACCTTCCTGATTCTTTTTTACGTAAGTATTATGAAGATCGTTTAACTGAAGTGACTAATCTTAAGTCTCGTATTGCTTTATTAATTCAAAGGAACTAATTATGAAAATGTTTTCTGTTTTTGATTTGAAGTCTGGTATCTTTTTTCAACCTTTCTTTTTTCGCACTATTCCTGAGGCTATTCGTTCATTTACGGATGAATCTAATTCCGACCCTGCTAATTCTATGATTGCTAAGCATCCTTCGGATTATGCTCTTTACAGTCTTGGTGATTTCGATGATACTACTGGTGACTTTTCGCCGTCGGTCAGTGAGTTATGTACGGCTGTATCTGTAAAAAAGGAGGTTTTTAATCATGAAGCCAGTTCACAGACGCTCAGTTCATAAGCATAAGTCTGCTCGTAAGTTCAGACACGGTGTTTCGCATACTAAAGCGTTGAATGTTCGTTCTTCGCCTAACCGTGGTGGATGGCGTTTATAATGCCTTGCTATCATCCCTTGACTGCTCATCGTTTAGAGGATGGTAGCATTTCTTTTTCTAGTTCTAATGGAAATGCTCTCCAGTTACCTTGTGGACGTTGTGTTGGTTGTAGATTAGAACGGTCTCGTCAATGGGCTGTTCGTATAATGCATGAATCTAAGTCTC